AATCAGTCTTTGATTTATTTCCTTGATCGTACTGTCTGAGTATTGACAAAAGGCTCTCTGTGGTTGTAGAGCTGCCAATGCTATCAGAGTAGATATTGCGAAGGGAATCAATCTTTTTATCAACTGCATATATTTCTCTAATGATTATAACTCTACTCGTATCACGTTGGTATGTCGCAGTAGCTTTCGAGGTAGGGCGTGTTAATAGTAAAACTAATGCCATGCCCAGCAACAACATCAGTGCGTGAGTCAAAAAAGGGTTCAGCCGTTCCGCTAACCACGATCTCAAAGTCTGCATCGGTTACGTTTCTTTTTAATAGTGTTACAATGTCGATGATTATTCCTGCCGTGTCAGATAGCACCTCAATCGTGTTAGAACTGCTTTCAAATTGTCTGTCCATCACAAGCATAGAGAAGTCATAGTTGACCGCCTTCTGCTCAGTGTTAAATGTGAAGCCGTTTGGAACTAACCACACAAGAGGGTAGTATTTAACCTCGTCAACAGCGAAGTCAAACTCTGCCCCCACTGCGAACTTTCCCACCATCTTGTGGCTTTCCGCTTGGGTTTTTATCTTTTCGATGATTTGGTTGAGCGTCATACTTTTTTAATTTGGCTTCGTTTTTCAATCGCCATTTATTTTTTGTAGTCATCAGGGAAATCGTAATTGTAGAAGCAGTCATCATCCGTACCCGGTAGATACATTCCTCCAAAATAAGCCGTGTTCTGTGGGCGTATTACATCAAAGCCAGTACCAGGATTCAGATACTTCGGATAGATAGTTGGATTCTCTTTTAGGAAATCTCTCAATCGCTCCGCATAATACTCAGCCTTATCTCTGTAACGTTGCTCAATCTGTGTCAATTCTCCTGTTGTGATAGGCGTTGCGTTTTCAGAGTTGCGAGAAGCTACAGACTTGTTCATGAACTTGAACGTCATCGGCAACATCGACTCGGTCAGTGAGTAATATTTAAGACAAGGTGCAATGTAACTATCAAGTAAAGTGGTGTTATCGCTTGTTAGTGTACCGTTATAAGCCTGATCTTGCAGCTCGTCGTATATACCCGACCCAATCACATCACGAATGTAAATCTCCTGAGCCTCTTTAATCGCTGCCTTGAGAAGCTTATCGTCTAAGTTCTCGTTTATTGGTGTGTTATCCTTTAAGTAGGTAACGGATACAAAATATACAAAGTTAGCCATTGATTCTTCTTCTTAATAGTTGTGGTTGCCAAATGTGACGGCAATATGGAACGTGAGTAGTTGTGCCTTTGATTGTCATCCATCCGCCTCGTCTTTTCCAAGCGGAATAACCTGGGTCATTGTACTCCCTTGCAAGTATCACAGAAATTTGGTCTATTTCTTCTCTTGTATAAACTCGGTTTAAACGTATCATCCTCTGACAGAAATCTCTTGATGTAGGCAATAAATCGCCTCCGCTTATACCCGGTGCTTTCTCATAGGTATAACGAGTGACAATCTCTGTTCCAACATTGGAATTTTCAAGAGTGGTTGTTCCTTCAGGTGTTATTCTAAAACCATCCTCAACAGATTCGATTAAGCCCCTCTGTGCCATATCATCAACCTCACGCATTATCTCCTCCACAGGCTTCTGAATGTTGTTTGAGAGCGTTTCTAAGGTGATACCCTCGTTACTATACAACCACTGCAAAATCATCGCTTGTAGAGCATCTCCGAATTCTAAAGGTACAGACTCAAAGTTGTCTGCATCCTCACCGAACTGAGCAAATACCTCAAGGTCTTTGTCATCATCCCATCCAAAAGGATTCTCACAACTTTCACATTTCACTTGCTCAGACATTGTTGTTGTGGCTGACATACCCAACTCTATTCTTGCCTCATCTCTGTCAATGATGCCTTTCTCAAATAGTTCAACGTAGTCAAGTCCAATCGGTGGCTTGTTCTTAGTTTTAAGCTTAACAGGTGAAATGTATTTGAAAATAGAACTTAAAGCCCTATCCATCTGATTCTGTCTTGGCTCAATGTATGAAGTTTGGAACGCTTCAAAGGCTTCAATCAACTCGTTACGCCCTCCTAACTGCCCTTCTGTCTTTATACCGAAAAGCATCGGAGAAGTAACTCTGTGACTCATCAAAATCTCCTCTTGTACTGTGTTGTTCAGAATGTCAAACTGCTTGTCAAAATCAGACGGTGCAAGGTTGTTAACTACTGAAGGAGTTTCATTCGGATCGTTGAACTGAATGATGATACTTCCAGCGTTATCTGTGCCGCTAAAGTTGTCTTTGAATCTTCTAATTGTCTGCCGAGCTTCTTCAGGTGATGGGATGCCTTTAAACAATTGTAAAAGCGTCTGAGCAGAAAACCCCGATTTGATAGAGTTAAGATGGAAGTTGGCAATCTCCGTGTCTATTTCTATGTACTTAAGAGCTGATTGGTATGGTGCTGTTGGATACTCGCCACATCCTGCCTTGTACATTTTAAAATAAAACACCTGCTTAGATTCTCTTGTGTTGGGATTCCAAGCGTAATAATGTTCAGGCTCAACTTTTCTTGCAGTCCAATCTTCAGCATACAAATAATGCCCATCTAATGAGTGACGGACATTCTGAAACGGGAGATGATAAATCTCAGCTATTTTGGTTTTGGCTTTGTTCCAAATGATCTCAAGTGCGAACCCGTCAAACAACTCAAGGTCTTGAGCAATCTTGTTTTTAAGGCTGTCAAAGTCCTCATAAGCGTTAATTGAATCAAGAGCGTCATTTGCCTTTGCAATGTCCTCTGTGTTGTATGCGATTATCTCGGTTTTATCACCGGCTATGAAGTCTGCCTTTTGAGTTATTATTGCTCCGTGCTTTGGTGAGCTGTTAAACAAGTCAATCAACATCTGAGGGTAAGCGTTATCCTGCCCATAAGTCAAGAAGCCTTTTGCTTTGTTCTCCTTGAAAATGGGGATTTTGCTCTCCGCAAAGTTGATCCGAATGAAGTTATTTTCCATCTTTTTTATCTTTTGCAAATATTGACCCAACACCAGCGACGATGAACGCCCCTGCTTCGGTTAAGGTTGCTTTGTTTATTCCAACTAATATTAATGACCCTGTCACGAGTAGAACACCCAAAGCCGTTGTTTTCCAATTCTTAAATATTCTATCTATCATTTCCCAAAGTGTTTCTCTAAAAGTGAATCGTTTATATCATGCAATCGCTTGAGTTCTATCATTGCTGAATCGTGCATCTTTTGACTATCCTCCATCTGTTCCGCTACTTTATCTTCAATCGTTGGCTTCTCTGTTGACAATGCCAAGATAACAGCGAGTATTGCTAAAATTGCTAAGCCTTTCATATCTTTCCTAATGCTTTGTATATTTTGATCTCAGTCACCAATGCTGAACAGAGTGAGTCTTGAGTTTTTAACATCGCAGACATTTTTCGCAGTTCTGTTTCACATCTTACCAATCGCTTCTCGCATTGAGCCGTTGCAAGGTTGCTCTGGCGTTCTGCTCGGATATATAAAAACGTCACCACAAAAAGCAAGAGATAGGTGATAGCCTTCTCGCTGTTCTTAGTGAATTGCTCAAATGTCACGGGGAATCTCATTCGTCAGGAAAAGGATTAGTGTTAAACTCTGTTTCTAATTTAGCAACCCACTCGGCTTCGTCTAAAGTAGTCCACCAATTCGGTTGATTGGTGTCGGTTTGTTGTGTTGGTTCTGTCCAACCATATACAAAGTTGCTCACCTTGTCTGTCCAAAAAATCCAATACGTTTTTTCTGCTGGATATTTTATTTCAAATGTTTGTTTTAATTTAGGCATATTTTACACTCCTCCTCCGTCTGTTATTGTCCAACTATAGGTTGAAATTAATGATGCTCTTTTAGTTGCCGCTAGACTTCCTAAGGTATATTGACTACCTCCAAAGTTTATACTGATATAGGTTATTGGTGCTTGTGCTTCCCATCCTACTAATAATGCGTCATAGTTTGTAGTTGATAAGCCTGTGGCAGATAACATAAAGTTATTGAAGGTGGTAACTTGATTTATGTCCCAACTTGATATGTCTTGGTCAAATGCATCTGCATCTCTAAACATATTAGACATACTTGTAACACTTGAAGTATCCCAATTTCCTATATCTTGGTTAAATGCTCTTGCATCTCTAAACATTGTAGACATAGTTGTAACACTTGAGGTATCCCAACTTCCTATATCTTGATTAAATGCGTGTGCAACATAAAACATAGATGACATATTCTCAACACTTGAGGTATCCCAACTCCCTATATTTTGGTTAAACGATGTAGCCCCTAACAAAAAACTACTCATATTCAACACATTGGATACATCCCAATTATTGATATTTGAACTTAAACCATTATTAAATGATGTAGCACCTTGAAACATTCCCTGAATGGTATTAACACTTGAAGTATCCCAATTTCCTATATCTTGATTAAAAGATATCGCCGATAAAAACATGAAATCTAACCTTGTAACATTAGATATATCCCAATTTCCTATTGCACCATTAAAATTAGTACAATTATTAAAATAACTGTTTAAGCCTGTACTTGTAATTAAAGGGGCATCCGTAGCACTACAAGTCATATTTGTACATCCTCTAAATCCAGCCCCCACACTAATATTCAAAGCACCCCACTTCTCAACATTACCCATTTTTAACTTATCGCCACCATTATTAAACTGCCATCCCAACAAATCACCCGTAATCTCAATGGTGTACGTTCCACCACTTGGGTAAGTATGCGTTACTTCGGGTGCAGTATGTGAGGTAATATTATCGCTTGTGCCGTCACCCCAATCAACATTAGCATCTAACCCCGTTGATGTGGTTAGTGGTAGTTTGAATTGGTCTGATGCACTAACTCCGCTTTGAGTAGTGTCAACAGTAAATTGAAAAGGAACAATTACAGATTTACTACCTATCAACCCTAACTGAGTAGGCAACTGTCCAGCGTATAACTTATCGCTAAACAACTTCTCATTAAAACCTCTGAATATCCCGAAATCAGGCATTAATAATCCCCCTTAATTGCGAATATGTTTACTCCGTCAGTTTGTGCTACGGTGATTCCTACCTGTACTTTCTGACCTGCTTTAAGTTGTAGGTCTGAATATGCCGTTACTTGTCGCTGAGATGTTGTTGTCGTTCCTGCTGTTACTGCCTCCATTGCAATCTCATCGTACAATTTAGGATTTGCCCCTGCTGTATCTGTGATGAAAATCAAAACCAAACAAGCCGTATTATCTCCTGCTGCCTTTGCCCCTATTTGTGTGATTTTAGTGCCGTCTGTTGCTGCCGTTAGTAGGTCGGATAGGTTAGCCGTCGTTGCTCCTGTTCTGTCAGTAGTCGCAGCCGTTACCGTTACGATTGACGTTTCAGGTGTTAATGCGAATATGGGTGATGTGTTTGCCATTAGTAGTTATAAAATAAGTATAAGTCACCGCCCGTTGAAGGTGGTATTTCTAAATTAGTTAAATTGCTTCCGTCAACCGCAGGAAGTTTGCTATCTGCATCCAACTGCACGAGTTCAGATGCTCCGTTAAATGTGTTGCCTTGCTTGGTTACGCTTTGAGCTGTAAGAACTGCCTCCACCTTTGCGTCTGTGTAATACTGATTACTTCCCTCTGTTAAGTTGTCGGTGGTCTTAGTTGCTAACGACGCATCAAATTTACCCTCTGTGTAATAGAAGTTAACCGCACCTTCTGAGATGTCATCAGTGTCAAGTGTTACCGCTCCCGTTTCACCATTTACGCTTTGTACGTTTCCTTGAGATGCTATTGTAATCGTCTGCAAGTCGTCGTCAAACGTGATTGATGTGTTATCTCCTGCAATCAGGGAAGCCTTAACCTTGCTGTAAACTCTTGTATCCGTGAAATAAAGATTGGTGCTACCTTCTGAAAGGTCATCAGTGTCGTTTGCTGCAAGTACTCTCTGTCCAATGTTTTCTAAGTTGGTTCGTTTGGTTAAATTCTCGGAATAATCAACCACAACAAAACTATCCTGTAAAGGGTCAATAGTTCCGATTGGGTCAAGTTGTGAAATCTTTTGGTTAGCCATAGTAGTTAACGATACGCCCTCCTTGTTCTAAAGTTAAAAAATCACCGCTCTCAGTAAGCAGAAAGAAAGCCGTCAAAGCATCTACATCATATATTTCCTTAGTAAGGTCAACATTACGCTCAAAGCCTGTATCTCTCTGTGTAGTGTACAGAGATTTGTTAAGGTCAACGTCATGTTCCTTTCCTATTGGTCGCTGTGTTGTATATATTTTCTTAGGCAATTTCGTAGAATAGTTCGTCGTTTCTCAATGGTATTACCTTCATGATTCCCGTTTCAACTACCTCATCCGCATTGTTTGGATTTGTGTTTGTTGGATCTTCTTGGGCATATACCGTGTAAAGATGTTCCCCAACATCAAAAGTGGTTGCATCTGTATCTCCTTCAGTTATCTCAAACGAGTTAAACCTACCCGTGTAGGCTGATGTATCCGCTAAGATAAAGTTCTTTATAGTGTCTGTTTGGCGTGACTTCATAGAGAACAAATAAGTAGGGTTAGAAATGGTCGTTTTCTCTGTTAGAGTCAAGTACCAGGTCACCGTATCTTGCTTTGTTATCGTAATCATCTATATATAATTAAGATTTTCCGCATTTTGGCGTAAAAAAAAGAGGAGAGCCGAAGCCCTCCCCTATTAGAAACTATGAAAACAAGAAATTAGATACCCAATTCAGTAGCAACAGCAGCTTGTACCAAGTAAGGAGATTCAGCCTCAATCGCACTTAAAGTAAAATTGTAGCCTTGTACGTCACCCATTGCAGTTCCTGACTCAGAAGTCATTGCAGTGATGTCGCATCCGTACTCGTTACCAGCTAACCAATAATTGTCGTTGTTGTCCTTTACTATGCAGAATACACGATTCTGAGCAAGGAGCTTTAACTCATTACGCTTTGTTGTTGACAACTTACGCAAACGAGCAACGATATCAGATTGATTGAATACTGTTCCGTTCTCTTGTGAAACATTAGTGGTAGTAGTCATGCTACCCACGCCCTTCGGAAGCTCATAGGTGTAAACATCCCCTGAAGCAACTGTTGTAGCCGTTACCTCGCCACCGCTAACGGTGAAACCAGTAGAAGCCCAGTCGATTAAATGAATGCTCTTGATTCCACCAACGGCATCCTTGCAGTCAAGTGTAAATCCTTGTGTTAGATTACAAGCCATTGGTTACCTCCTTTAAGCTAAAGTGAATTGAACTAATTGATCAGGGAAAGCGATCTGTACACCATACTTCATGGTTGCACGGAATCTTACCTCATCGTTATCTTGAGAATACCAGAATCTGTACTCCTCTTCTTCGTTTGCAAGGTCAGTACCTACAAAGAAGTTAGACAAACGAGCAGCAAACATTCTGTTTGTTCCGCTTAATCCACCTACTCCGATCAACTTTACGTTAGTACCTGGAATCATGATTTCCATTCCTTCCATCTCAACAGCGTAGTGGAAAAGGTTAGAGTCACGAAGTGCAGTTGTGTACTTCTTGAAAGTGTCGATACCAGCGAAGATTACTAAGTCATCAGCGTCAGCTACGTCAGCAGGTAAAGCGTTGTAAATGTCATCAATCAAACCTTCAATGTTTGAAGTAGTGATGGCAGTTGCAGAACTTGTGTTTCCGTCAATAGTAGAAGCAGAAG